TTATGTCTAAAAAATGATAAATTTGTGGTAAATATTACTATATAAGGACATTTTAGGAGCTGAATCGGACATTTTATGAGACGTAAAAAGAGATACAAACACGCAACGATAGGTAAGAAGAAGTATTACTTCTACAAAATTGTTTGGGAAGATCCGTGCGGAGATGCGGGGCATGCAGATATAGATGAGGTGAAGAAGTTAAAACCTGCTATTATGATTTCGCAAGCTTACATTTTCGCAAAAGATCGAAAACATGTTTGGACGTTCTCAAGCTATGACTCTGAAGCTGCTGTGTTCTCTGATCGTAATTGTTTTCCAAGAAGTATAATTAAAAAAATGGAGAGGGTTACTCTTTGATCTTTTTGGGTTCAGGGGTAACGTTAATTATCTGTGAATAGTCGTCTAAAATTTGTTTCATCTTTGCTTCT